TTGCTGTTGTGGATGAGGTTGTAGATACCCATTCACCCAAGCCTAATGTCAGATTCGTTATCGTCAGCAGACCAGGTTGACAGCATGAATCAGTCGAGTACTGTCGGAACGCAAACACATCACCAGGCTCAACCTCAATCAGTAATGATCCGGTGGCATTGTTCTCATTCGTCAGCTTCGTCACAACCCCATTCAGAATGATTTGTGCAGGGTCATACCAAGACCCATCATTAGTCTGATACGCCCAATCAAAACCCAATTCGTTTGTGTCCTCTGGGATGATGGCCTCAAGTTTCACCCAATGTGACTGACCAGCACACGTCCCACCATCAGCACCCGTCAACCTAAACCCCGCCTCAACCTGGTCAATCATCCCACCCTGCACAGCAAGACAAGACTTCGAGAACTCCCAAACACCCAAACCGTCAGCCTCAGCCGATGATGATGTGATTAAGAATCCGAGTAGCGCAGGTAAAAGAATCAGCCAGCGTGAACGCACATCAGGCTATTCAGGGCGTGTTGGGAAAATGATTTTCTTTGGGTCAGCATTTTGTGACGGTAGATCACGCAACGCTTGACGATAAGTAGCCCACTCTGCTTTATCAGCTGTGCTGTCGGTTACTTGTGTCCAATCGCATAATGCGAGTTCTATTGCCCGCCACAACCTGATTTGCTCCCAGCGTTGGTCATCTGTTGCATCAGGAAATATCGGGTTGAATTGGAACGGGTACATCAAGAACTCCTATAAACAGTTTGTATAACAAGTACATCTCCGTTGCCCCAAGTAAACGGGCTAGTTGCAGACACATTTCCTGTTGGTGTAGTCAAAAATGCTGTACTAGAAACAGAAACATGAGGCGCGATAACTATGCCTGAAGTTTCACCACCACCTAAATAAAGTGCTACGCCAGCGTCAAAAAATGCGCTTACCGTATTAGATGTCAAACTACCAAGAGATGATGGCGCTACAGGCAAAGTAAATGTTGGCTGACCCGTTAAAGCGGTAGTGCTACCAAAACCAAGTTTTATTTGCACATAAATCAAGTTTTGCACCCGAACATAATTAGCTTCTAATGTTCCGTTGCCTAGCGTCACATTGGTTGTCGTTGGCGTATAACCTAAAACTTCGCCAATAGAGTTCAACTGGGCTGCTGTGAGCGTATTTCCAGCTACAAAGGGAAAAGGTGTTGCCATAGTGCTTCCTATCCTATCCTAAACCTTGTGCAAGGTCGTTGAGTTTGTCGGTGTTCAAAACAAAGTAATGATAGATGCGAGCAGGATTGGTATACAAAGTCACGATATGACGGTCTGGGGTGATGTCATGGCTGATACCTTCGAGTGCCATGAGTTGGGTGACTGAAGCGGGGCTGGATGGGGCTGGGAAGGTTTTGGTGACCGATATTTGTGAGCCAATATCAAGATTGGTAATGGTGGTTCGTTGGGCGTTGGTGAGACCGTTCATCACAATTTCGATGTTGCCGAACCAGAATGCCGGTACGGGACGAGTTAAATATCCTGCAAGGTCTCCTGCATCATCCAAGGTTTCAAGCAACGTGACTACTAGTGGGGTTTCTTGTGTACCGAACTCTGCTACCGATTCGGCAACTACGGCTTGGGCGAAGTCGATGGTTGGTTGAAGGTCGCCGGTGGTGGGGATTGGTGGGGTGATAGCGACGTTTACTGTGTTGACTACTGATGGGTTTGTTGGTGTGAAATCGTTTGGTCGTTCGGTGGTTGGTACAGCATAAAAGTCTGCAAGGATCGCAGCGAGTTGTGCCTCATCAATGGTGATAACGAAATCTTGGAAAAAAGCCATTAGGTGTTCACAATCTCAAACGAAGAATACGGGATTGCTGTACCACCAGCATCAGACAAAATCGCATCAAAGTTTTCTAACTCCCCAATAAGACGACGATCAAACGCAAAAGTGCCATCGGCTTTAATAAAAATGCGTCCCTGCTCAGAGTTATTGATACGTAACAAATACTCCAAAATAGATGACGATGCGTCAATAGGAGCGTTACCTAGGTTGGCTATACCTGTCTCCAGTTGGCGTTGTCCAGGTTGAGTGAAAAGGTCTTCATTGTCAAACACAGCAGCGATGCGTTCATCAGACCGTTGAGCAACAACAGGATTCTGAGCGATCTTACGATTGTTCAAAGTGAACAAAGCATCAGAACAATTAACTGTCACAACAGACCTATTAGGTTTCTCAATCGACTGACTGTATTGGGTGATAACACCAACAAACAGATACACCCCGTTACGGCTAATCCGCACACCAGAGTTCAACTCAAACCCCAACCTACCCTTAGACGTATTCCAATATGGAGAACTTTCATTAACCAAACTGAACCTGTAATCAGAATCCTCAATCAGAATAGTCGCAGTCGAAGCCTGACCTGTCGGATCACGAAACCTGTTCTGACGGCCACGCCTAATAGACACACCTTTAACAAACGCAGTCACATCCTGAAAATCGGTGGTGCCATCCAACACATACAAAGTGTTATCAAGAACCCCACGCAAACTGTCATCCAAAATAAAAAAATTGGTTGTAGAACCATAATCCAACTCAACCATATAAGTCCCACAATTAGGAACAACAACAGCCATCCCCAGCCCCTACTTAACCGTCACAGGGATTCTGCCCTTAGTGCGATTGTATGACTGCAACGAATCAACCACCTTCTGAGCCAAATCAGACTCAGCAATCGCAGCATTGATATTGATCTGATAAGTATCACTCGGCTTCAACGACAACCCACCCCCAGCCGTCACCGGCACCTGACCCGACACCCCAGCCATCGGATTGGGCATTCCACCCAACACCTTCGGATACTTCGTAATCAGATCAGCTGTGGCCTGCAACGATTTATTGAACTCATCTTGAGCGTCCTTGGTTTCCTTGACCTGTTCTTCCCAGTTTTCAAACGCCGTGACCTGAGCAGTAGTCGCATCGGTAACATCAGCCAACGCCTCATCGTAAAGAATTGAACCAACCGTCGCACCATAGACAGTTTCATTCAGCAACGTCTGCTGGTCGTTCAACTCCTTAGTTGAATCAATCTGCGAATCAATCGCATCCTTGACCGACAACTTCGCCTCAGCCAGATTCAACTCTGCTCGACGAACATCCATCGGAGAAGACTCAGGGTCTTTACGAACATCAGCCAGATTCTTCTCAGCATCAGCCACCGAATAGATAGCCTCCTCAACCGCAAACGTCGCCCGCTCCTGCGCCCTCTGAGCCTTATCCAACTCCTTCTGCGCAGCCAAAGCCTCAGGTGAACCAGCACCAAAGCCACGCTCAATCTGAGCCAACTTCGCCTTAGCGTTAGCAAGGTTCGTATTCGCATCAGTCAACGAAGCAAGCGACTTCTCCTCAGACTTGCTCGCCTTATTCAACCTGTCCTGCAAACGCTCAGACACACCAAGGCTCTTGTTGTATTCATCCAACTTTTCGGTGGCCTTCTTCAAAGTCTTAGTCACCTTGCCTAAACCTTTTTCGTCACTACCCAATTCCTCAACTGAACCTTTGAACCCGCTTTGCTGATTGATCGTGTCACGGATGCTTTGTTTGTAGTTATTGATTGGCACAGCGATTGCGTCAAACTTTTTGCCCACCTCATCAACATTGATGTAGTCCTTGGTCGCTTTGTAGAAGTCTTTTGCTGCGCCTACGAAGTCACGGCTGAGAAGTTTGAAGTTTGCGCTAGTGATGTAATAGGCCTTGGCTATCACGTTTATAGCGGTTGCTGCTGCAACAGCAACGGCTTTGAATACTCCTGCTACGCCTGTTCCAGCTTTGCCTGATTCGAATAGGAGTTGCTGGAAACCAGCGACCAAACCTTTTTCACCGATGACTGTGGTGACACGTTGAATCGCTGGGGCAACATTCTTAACTAAGAAGTCTGTGAACTTTTGCAGATATGGCAGAAGGGCTGCGCCAATGGTTTCTAGAATCTCACCGAATTGACCAGACAAAATCTTTAACTGTCCGCTGAAGGTTCCGGCAGCGGTTTCCGCAGCACCGCCGAACTGGTCATTCAATAAGCCAACAACCTTTTCAAAGTCTTTGGACTTCTTGATGTTGTCATCGAGTGGGATACCCAAACGAGATAATGCTGTGAACTGTCCCTGGCTGGCCTTAGCCAACGCCAATGTGACCGACGCAAGGTCTTTGCCTGTCGCAGCAGAAATATCTTGAGCGGTATTGAGTAGGTCTTGAGATTGTGTCAAGTCACCAGTTGACCGAACTAGTAAGCCCAGCGAAGCTCTAAGCTCCACATCCGACGTTCCGGTGCGGAGTTGTGTAACCGAGATGTACCGTTCAGCAGAAGCCGTCAACGCCTCATTGGCTCCAAAGGTTTTCTCTAGTTGACGTTGCAACTCTGCCTGCGAAGCCTGATCTTCCATCGCAGCCTTAACCGATTTAGTCAACCCAACAGCGATAGCACCAAACGCTGCGGTAGCCCCAACCGCCAAAGCACCAAACAAAGGTGAGGTCTTAGAAACCTGACTCCCGAAACCCTTAATGTCACCGGATAGAAGTTTCAGCCCTGCTTTGGCTGCAGCGGTATCAGAAATAAACTTAACAACGAACGTCCGCTCACCAGCCATGCGACGATTCTACTCAATAACAGACAACCCATTCAGTAAAGCGTTGAACTCATCCAACATCGCAGAATACAAAGCCTTCCCCGACAGACCATCCCAACGAGAAATATCTACAGGCGCATTCCACCAAGCCTCATCAAACACCTCTGAACCAGCACGACGCTGACGAGGTTGACGTACCTGCTTCGAGCGAGGCGACACAGGATTGATGACAGGTTCAATATCCAACTTGAACGATGAATCAAGCAATTCGCCATGACCCTCATGGAACTCAAACGGCTGATCTGGTGCGTGTTGAGGTAGATAGAAAATACGTGCAGGGTCTTTAGTCTGAGGGTCACCAACCAAACCAATACGGTCATGTAACTCAGCCCACACCACACGCCA